GCACCGGTTACCCACTGTCGTGTTTTGACAGCTCTCTTACGAGTATTGAAGGGTGAGGGCGGTATTCTGCATACCTGTAGTTATCCTCAATTTGCTTTCCTTTATTTTACAACGACGACAAAGCATAAACACGTTGCTGTTTTCCTTTATTTAAAGACGACGACAAAAACTAAACACGTCTAGTGTGCACCGATTAATGGGTGCAAGAATAATTAAGCAGTTGTATGGCTGACATGAGCTCCTTCTGATCTAGAGTCTTGGGGTCAATAGCCTTTCCTCTCATCAAGTTTGCTATTATGTGATATCTATCATGATTTTTAATATATGTAACTGCTGCGCGGTCAAGTTTAGTCTTAACGGTAGCCTTAACCTGTAAGATGCTGCGTTTCGAACTCGTGATATCGCAGATACATTGTTTAAGCTCCGTCGAATTCTCCCCAGAGAATGCAGCAAATTTTCTGGATAATTCGCAGAGGGCATCCTCCGTTTCTTTAACGGCAGAGTAGAGTTCCTCGAGTTTAGACATGAATTTCTGAATGCCTGTATCTCGGCCAGAAGTGACAGCGTACTAGACAAATAATTCGAAGTGTGAGATACAGAATCACACATACGGCTACTAAAACTGCTAGAGTTAGAAGAATATAGAAGCTAACTTGATCAAAGTGAATCATTTTAAATTAATTTCCCCCTACAGTTTGAGAGTTGTTCTCAACAAAAGCTTCGACATCTCCGTTTTGCATCGACTCCCAGAGAGTTTCTGCTGGTATCTCATAAGCAAAACAGGCTAGAAACCCTGCTAAGTATTCGACCTCTCCTACTGGAATGTTGTGGTATGTGGAGCAACATGCAATTGCTTTCTGAAGTTCTTCATTCGTGCCCACTGCAATTAGGAAGTCTGAAACAGCTTGTTTATGGTTCTCAACGTCCTCGATGGAGACATATTGTTTCCCGACAACTTTCATACACTTGTACAAAAGATCAGGATATGCTCCAGTCTCCGTCCAAAACCAGTTGACAAATCTAGCAACTTTTGCATTAGTGATAATTTTGAATTGAAGTCCTCGCTTCCTCCAGAATTCCACTTTTGCCTGGTTGACAGTAAGAGTCCGCCCGTCTTTGTCAACTACATCTGCCATGATTGCCTGATTCCACAAGTTGTTCCCCAAAATGGTATTTGTTGCACCATCATTTTTCCCCAGTTTCACCCAAAGGGAGAACCAATTGCAGACAAATTTTCTTTTGAGCATTGCTTCATGATATAAATTGAGAGCGAGACCTAGTAGTGACATTTCATTGTACATGCCTTTCTCGAAGGTGACAGTGATATTCCCCTGTGTCATGCCAAATTCCACAAAATCCCCTTCAATAATTTGATCCTCTGTCATCATCAGGGAGTCATCTCCTTTGAATGCCGACTGTTCTTCCACTCCATTCTGCCTGTCGACAGCCATGCGGAGGCCGAGTTTGATCTCAGATTCTCCATTTGCATAATAGAATCCTGGTTTGCAGCAATCTCGAAGAATCATATCAGCGGCTCGATGGAAAACCGCTCCGATTGCGTTCATTTCCTTATCTGTTGCCGCAATTGTCTGGCCATTTTTATCCACTGTATTCGGACTTTCAGAATAGAGTTTTGCCTTCTCGATTGTCTTCAAGAAATAGTCCGTTACGAAATGATTCTTCTTCAATAGATCCACATCTCCATACTTACTTTCCTGGCCTTTTTCCTTCACCTTTAAAGTGAAGTCCACCTCCGCCCGATGAAAATACGGTAGCAATCTGTCAGCATCAGAACAGATGTATTTCAGTTTCTTTCTGTCTATCTGTCTTTCGAACACTTTCTTGATGAGACCCTCAACAATAATGTTCTCTTTCCCTTTATCTTCTTTGAGGAAGTTGCATTTGACGTTGGCGGCTCTACTCCCAAGGGCTTTCAATGCCTCGGGACCGCTGCGAGCATTAAACTTCTTCGTAAGGGAAAAAGGAGTCATTCTGCGGCCTTTCAGTGTATTCATTTCCTCTTTCACATTCTCATTGATGCGGCCCACGAACTCTCCTTTGAGCTGACTTCTATGCACAATCTGGAATGGACTTTCACTAACAGCCGTGTACTTCGATGCAATCTCAACACAGACATTCGGATCAGAGGCGTTGTGATTGAATCTGGGTCTAGATTCGCGGATTTTCTCCAGTGGATTGAGATCAATCGGTGTCAGCTCTCCCTGATCGGGTAAATCCAGTCCCACGCGAATATGTTGAGCAATAGCATTGCCATGTTTCAAATAGACCCTCGCCGCTCCGGTTTCATCATACACAATTAGCTCCTTGGAGTGTCGAGTCATGCTAACGACAGCTTGCTCACTCATCTGAGCCAGCATTCTTCCATTGAGCGTTAGTAAAAGAGCAACCTGATTGGATCGGCTTCCTTGATACTGCATGACTGTTTTGGCCTCCCGCTCTGGATTCATTCGATTGACCCGATCACGTGTGTTCTCATCGAAAGAGATTATCTGGAAGGATTTTGGTATCTTGGTGACCACATCCTGAAATCGCAGTAATGGTTTAAATTCAATGGATTTTTGAATATCGGAGAGACTCTCGAGGCAATAGTCAAAACCGGCATTCAATATGTTGACGACATCGCGGGGTGCATGGCTCTTGTTCAAGAACTTTCCTTCTTTGCATGAGAAGAGGGAGTCAAAAACGGCTTTCGGATCTCCATAGATTTCCTCCCGGTCATGATACCAACCTTGTGATCTATCCCCCACAAAAGTAATCGGTATGTTCTCCGCTTCGACTCGTAGAAGTGTGAGGTATCCAGGAGATAGTTTGGTGAATTCGTCCACAAAAATATGCGAACAATTCAGTCCCTTAACCAAGGCGACCTCGTATGTGACACTTTTCAATCCTCGGTTGATGTGCTCCTTGCATAGTTTTTCAGTTGGAGCAATGACCAAACACTCACCGAGCCGCTCCACTTCTTTGCAAATAAAAGATGTTTTCCCGCAAAAAGGACCGCCCCCTTGATAGCGGTTCCATTGAGCGCCAAACTGCTCGCAGGGAAAGTTTTGAATATTCTCGATTGCGGTTTCCGCAATTCGCTTGAGCTTCCCTTTCAGCAGAGCGAGTTCTTTGATATCTGTTTTCGACTTATTCAGTTCATCCAGATACTTCTCTAGAGTTTTCTTCACTTCGACATTCTGCGTCTGTTGTGGCTCTATCTCCAGTATTGCCTCCTCCTGTTCACATTCCGGTAGTGTGACTGCAGTACCTTCGTCTACGAGCGTTTCAACAATAGCCGGCTGGTTGTGGCGATAAAAAAGGGAGTATCGTTCCATCCACAATCTTTTATACTCGTTCACATTTTCAGTCCCCTGAATCTGTGTGCAGAGTCTCGCAAGTTCACGGCTGTGCGGGCTAAGCGAAGGCCTGTAGGATCCCAAACCGCTGTCGCAGCTCACATTATAACGGAATTCCGGTTCCTTAGTGAAAAACGGCTTTCCCAGAAAAGCGGGTGCGAAATTTTTCCCCTCGTTTTCTGCTGCCAATTCAGTAGGTCCATCCAAGTTCCGTAAAATGCAGGAGAAATATTCTCTGGGATTGGCATGAGTTGGAATGTCAATTGGTATTTCAGGGATGTGTGTCACAAGATCACTGGTGTAAATGACCTCACTGCACATGTCTGGAGCGAAGTTAAGGAGCCATTGTCCCTCCTCATAAAGATCAGCTCCCGTAGCAACATTCAACATTTCCGCTCCGATGTTTTCACCGAAACGTCGGAATTTGCGAAATGACGAGAGGATCTCAGTGGGTCCCCCATACTCACCAGTTTTCCACCAGCGATCAAATTTGAGAAACCACTTCGCGATAAAATCGCACGCTCCAAACTCTTTTGCAACACTTTCTTTGAGGAATCGACAGATTTTCTCTCTCTTATTCTTCATTATGAAAGCCATGAGGTAGAGGGACAGCGACAGCCTGGTGAAGTCTTCTGCCCCAATATTCATTGAGTCTAAGAGGACAGTGTTATTGATCTTCATACCCGTGGTCAGGGCTCTGAGATATGTGCCAAAACTTTCTTTAGTCAAGTCGGCATCTTTATTCTCCGTGAAGTATGTGATGGCTCTGTCCATTGTGTGTCTTCTGCAGACAATATCCCACCGACGTGACTTCCCTCTAGTCAAGAAATACTCTTGGATGTCTGGGACTCGAACATAAGAATTTGAGAATTTGGTAATTGTTCGAGAGAATTGCCCGCCAAACACAGATCTTGTAACTCTCAATTGCACCATAGGTCCTATGCGCCTTCGAATCTCAAAGAGTAAGTTGAAGGTTTGTCCAACATAACCCGTTTGGGTTGCGTAACGTTTTAAGATCTCGTACGAATGATCATATGTCAAGCTTTCGTCTGATGCAAACGAAATGAAGACACGGTCGCCCACTGTCCGGTAAGAATAACCCAATTCTTCATTGACAGCTCTCTTCCGCATTGGAATCTCTTCTGGCAAAAAGAGGAAAGCATCAAGAATCTCCAAATCATGGTTGTTGAAGATGTCATACATGATGGGGAAGTCAATATCATGAATGGAGAAGTTGGATATGGCGACCTTGGATTTTCTGTAACAGTTCTCAGAACCTCTGAAACAGAAATTTTCTGTGGGATTTCTGGATCTCCAGAAATTTGAAACTTGGGAGAAAAGTTTCCGGTGCTCCCCTGTGGAGAGTCTGTTCTGCTTGCAGGAGTAAATTGCTGCAATGATTCGCTGCTCATCACGTGCATTGTCCACTTTCAAGCAGGCATGTGCGCCTGTGTTCTCTAATGCGCAAAAAGATGAGATATTTGGTCCAATCTCAATAAAATCGCCTGTTTGACCATACATTCCATACAGATATTCCTCAGCATATTGCAGGAAACAGCTGTGGAGTGGATGGGAACTGACGGCTTTCCCAGTATATGGCAGAACAGGGATCTGAAGACATTCCTCCAAAATCTTCTGCTGCTCATAACTGACACGCACCCTCGGTCGAAAGCAATTCCGAAGGTTCTTCCGTAGAGCTGGTTCAAGGGACTCGCGCACAATGGCGATCCCTTCCTCAGTTTCGGCGTAGCGTGATAAATTCAAC